TGGCGTATCCGGCGAGGTCGGCTCGTGTGGCCAGGGTCGCCAGGTCGGTGCGCTTGGCGTATTCGCCGAGGTCGACCTTTCCGCCGGCGGAGGCTCTGGCGAGTTCTTCCTTGGTGGCGAGCGGTTCGATGGCCTTCGCGATCGCTTTGTCCGTTCCTTGCTTCGTGTAGAGCGTGGGCTTTGCCATTGTCAGCCTCCGATTGTGATTGTGTCCCCGTCGTCAGAGACGACGCCGCTGATAGTCGCTGTGTCGCCGTCGCCCGAGACATTCACGTCTGGGGTGCCGGTCTGGGGTGCCGGTGTGGGCGTCGCCTCGCCGGAGAACACGCTGGCGAGCGTGTAAGCCATGCCGGGCTTCAGCGTGACTGTCGCTTCGCGCAGTGTCCGGCCGGGGACGCTGAGGCGCAGGTGGACCTGCGTCGGTTCCGTGAGGTCGAGGGGCAGCATGATCTGTCCGCGCGGGTTCGCTGCCCGAGAGACGGGGCCGACTGCCATCAGGGACGTGGCCTCCCCCGTCTTGGTCTTCAGGGTCGCCGTGATGTAGGCGAGGTGCTCAGGTGAGCCGTCGAGGCGCGTGACGTTTCCACTCACGATCGTTCCTCCCATTTATCTACCTTCTCCTGTAGTCTGTCGAGGCGCTCATGCAGTCTTGCGTGGGCGTCGTGCGCGTGTTCGTCAATGGTGCGCTGCGAGGACTCGCGTGCTGTCCGCTCGTCGTGGAGCTCGGCGGCCATCTTGGAGCCGCGCTCGTCAATTCGTCCGACGCGCGCTTGCACGGAGCTGAGGCTCTCGCTGTGCGCGTTGAGCGTCGCCTCCATTCGGGCGCCCTGATCGAGCAGGCCCGTCACCTGCTTCGACAGAGCGCCGATCTGATCCGAGACAACCCAGACAGTCTCAATCGCCTTGTCGAGGTCATCGCGAACATTCGTGTCGTGATTGTTCTTGATTTCCTTATCCGCGCTCTTCGCAGCATCACGGGCCTCAGACGCGGTCTCCGAGATATGTGCGAGCCGCGCGTCGAACAACCTGCCGACGTACCGTAGACCCGCAACGACAGCCGCGGCGGCAGCGCCAATGATGGCAACAACCGCCGCGACAATCGCTGTGACGACCTTCGGGTCGGCAATAATGTCAATCACGTGCGCTGTCCGACGTGCCCGTCAGCTCATCGAGCGGCTGCCCGCCCGGAGTCGCGGCGCCCACCCAATCAAGGATGCTCGCTCCATTGATTCGGACTGCGGATAGCATCGTGTACACCGACCAGGCGACGCCCAGGAACACGCTCATCTGCGTGATGAGCAGACGCCACGTCGCCGGGTAAGAGCCGGAGACCCACACGGCCGCAGTCGTGACGAGAGCGACCGCGACGAGGAGCACCACGCGGCGGCGGCGCGTCCACCACGGCTTGTCCAGAGCGGCCTGGACCATCGGCCAGACGAGGCCGATAATGACCGTCGTGATGAAGGGGTCCGACTGAAGCCCCATCAACAGCTTATCCATCTCTCATTCCCCCTTCTCCGCGCCCGCGAGCGCCTGGTTGATTGCTGCGTTGGTGACGGCCCCGTAGATTTCGTCATCGTCCACACCGACGGCGCGCTGCAGGTCGCCAACGACGCGATCGTGCGCCGTGTCCGATTCATCTCCCCAGATGCCGTCCGGCTCTGCGCCGATCACGGACTGGACGTACTCGACCCCGAATGGGAACTGCCTGCCACCCCAGGAGCTGGCGGCGACCACGGCGTAGATACGCTTCGTGGTGTCGGGACCGATGACGTTGTCGGCGGCCGCGCCGACTGCTGCTTGCAGGGCCGTGATGTCGGTGTATCCCGCCGCGATGGTCGCGTCGCCGTAGTGGGGTCGGATAATTGCGCAGACGGAGTCCCAGTCTCGGGTGCGGCGCCATACGCCGCCGCCGTTGCTCTGGGAGCCCGCAACGCCTGACGATGTGTTGAACTCAATGGTTTGGAGCCAGCCGCCGTAATTGGCTTCGACGATGCCGACGTGGTCGGCGACCCCGTCATCGTCCCAGTCGAAACAGACCAGGTCGCCGGGAGCAGCCTGCGTCATCGGTGACACGAGTCGACCTTCGCGGGCGGCGGCGTTGATGCCATACGGGACGTAAGCGAAGTCGCCGCCGGGCAGGACGGACTGCTTCTCCTCGTCCGTCGCACACCACGAGGCCCCCATCGCGCAGAAGGGGACGCCGGACGTGCCGTAGTATGCGCCGTGCTTCTTGGCATACCAGCGGCCGTACTTCGAGCCTTCCTCGGGGTCGTCCCATCGGGTGTAGCCAATTTCGCCGGCTGCCCATCCGAGGACATTCTGTGCGGTCATGCTCATCGCGCGGCCTCCGTCTGCTCGTAGGGGATGTAGATCGGGGTGACAACGTCGGGCGGCGTGTCCGTCGCGGGCGTCATCGAGGCCATGAGCTCTTCGATTGTCAGTTCCATATGTCTCTCCTTGGTTGGGTAGACGAAACCCCCCGGACGGGATTGTCCGAGGGGCGAGTTCAGTTGTCGGCGGTCAGTAGCCGAGCGCCATCCACGCGAAGGAATGCCGCTCCTGTGAGGTCACGCCGGGGAGCATCGGCCTGAAGCCGCTCTTGTCCAGCACGTCCACACAGAACTGCCTGCCGTTCTTGAAATTCCAGCCGGCCGGCCCCGATCCATACAGCGGCGTAATGGACACCGATACACACTCGTGCGGGAATGGGGTGCTGAAGTTGACGCGCGGCATGTACAAGTTGCCGAACGCGACCTCGGCGCTGGACACCGCGACTCGGCCGCCCTTGATGAGGCCGGGCTGGACCGTCGGACTCAGGCCCGCACCCACGGGCATATCCCCGACCGCCGAGAGTTCCATCTGCAGATTCGACTCTGCCGCCCATGCGCGACCATCCCACACCCTCACGGCGTTGAGGTCGGTGCGCCACACGTAAACAGGCTGCGCCGCCGAGGCCACCAGGCCAGCGGCCGCGAGCGCGGACACGTACTGCGCCGCCGCCGTTTCGGAGGCGCACGCCTTGTAGGAGGGGATGGACAGGGATAGGGCCAGCAGGTCCTGGCGCTGTGCGGGGTCAGTGGGTGAGGGGACGCGGTGTCCCCGCTGGTCGAGGTAGCTCATGAGTGTCCTATCGGGAGGTGTAGGTGATGCGGATCGAGAGGCTGTCTCCGGCGGCCTGGACGCCGCCGTATGTCTGTCCGACGAGGGCGAGGCCAGTCCCCGGAGTCAGGAGCTGGGAGGCAATGCGCGTGATGTCGACGGTCAGGGAGGTTGCCCCCACCTGGACGGGGACGCTGATCGTCGCGCCCGCCTGGACGGGCCCGGTGTCCGAGTAGGTTGCGGCCGCGATCTGTGCTGACCATGCGGCTGACGTCGAGTGTGGGCGGAGTGTCAGCGTGGCGGCCGTGACTGTGATGCGTCCGAGTGCCTCGGCTTGCCGGCCGTATGTGGCGAGCCCTGTGAGGCGGGGGCCGCCTGTGTTTCGCTGCCAGGCTCCGCCGCCGCCGTGCCGGGTCCAAGAGGTTCCGTCCCAGGTGCCCGCCCACTGTGGGATCAGCACGGCTTCACTCACTGTCCGTGTCGGCGCGGTCAGCTGTTCCCACTTGGGGAGCGGGGTCTCCGGTTTGGGCGCTGGACCGAGCGCGTGCAGTGCCCGCCCCGTGTCGGGGTCGAGTAGCACGTGCGCTGTTTCGACGCCGGTCCAGTTGACTGCG